GGTGACCGCTACGGCCCACGGCTTGTTCACCAATGACCAGGTGGACACGAGCTTCTCCAGTGGCTCTGGTACCGCTGGCACGTACACGATCACGGTGACTGGTGCCAACACGTTCACGTACGCGGACCCGGTGGGTGGTACGACGTCTGGCAACTGCACCGTCGTCTATAAACCGAACTACAGCCCGAGCACAGTTGAGATCGCTGGGGCCCTGAAAGCATCGCTGGCCACAGCACTGGGCGGCACGTTCACCGTTACCAACGGGACCGGTGAATACATCGTGCGGATCGCCAAGAACGACGGGACCGATTACACGTTGGGTTCTAGCGACACCAAGACCAGCTTGGCCACTGTGCCCATCAAAGGAACCATTGACTCCATCAGCGACCTGCCTGTCACCGCTGAGCACGGGTTCATCGTCAAGATCGCGGGGGCCGCGGCCACTGGGCTCGACGACTACTACGTGAAGTTTGTGGCCAACGCGGGCTCTGGCTTCGGCCATGGTGTCTGGCAAGAGACGGTGGCCCCAGGCATCACGTACTTGTTTGATGCGACCACCATGCCGCATGTGTTGATCCTCAACAACGATGGGACCTTCACGTTTCAGAAGTTTGCGTGGGCTGGGCGGGTGGCTGGTGACACCTTGACGGCACCGAACCCCAGCTTTGTTGGGTCCACCATCCAGAACGTCAACTTGTTCCGCAACCGGCTGGTGCTGCTCGCTGACGAGAACGTCATCACGTCTGCCGCTGATTCGTACGACCGGTTCTGGCCGGAATCGGTACAGACCGTGGTCGATTCGGACCCGATTGACCTGAGTGCCGGCAGCCGCAAGATCAACTTCCTCATGGCCAGCGTTGCGTTCTCGAACGTGCTGCTGTTGTTCAGTCGGCACGGCCAGTTCCGGTTGGACTCAGGATCCAGCGTTGGCCAGTCGCTTACCCCTAAGACCGCAGCGGTCACCCAGGTCACAGCGTTCGAGATGGGCGACGTCGTGGACCCCGTCATCGTGGGTCGCACCATGTACTTCGCCATTCCCAGGGGGGACTTCAGTGGGCTGCGGGAGTTCTTCCTGCCGGATGCCTCGGGCCCGGTGCCCACATCGGAGGAGGTGACGTCGTCGGTGCCCCGGTTCCTGCCCGGCAACCTATGCAACCTGGTGGCCACTGCTGCCGAGGAGGCTGCGTACGTGGTGTCCAAGGACCAGCCGACCCGCCTCTATGGGTACAAGTTCCTGTTCGAGGGCGACAAGAAGCTGCAGAGCGCCTGGGGGTACTGGGAAACCAACGGTGGCAAAAGCATCATCGGGGTCGACATGATCGACAGTGATCTGTACCTGGTGGTCCAATACTCCAACGGGGTCTACCTGGAGCGCGTGGTGACCCGGCCCGAATCCGTGGACGCAGGCACCCAGGTGGAGCTCCTCCTCGACCGCAAAACCACTGAGGCCAGCTGCACCGTGGCGTTGACGACACCGAGCGGGCTCGACACCCAGAGCACCATTACGCTGCCGTACCCGATCGACACAGCGAACAGCACCATGGCTGTGGTCGGTCGTTTCTATGCGGGCAACAGCTTGATGCACGGTCAGGTCGTACAGGTCTTGTCGTCGACGGCTGCTGGTGGTGCTGGTGGCATGGGCACCCTGACGGTCCGCGGGGACCTGACAGCCGCCAAGTTCTACGTGGGGGAGACCTACGACATGCTGTACGAGTTCAGCGCCCAGTTCCTGAAGGAACAACCGCCAGGTGGTGGCATGGCTGTGGTGGCTGGACCGAAGCTGCAGTTGCGCACCTGGACCGTCGTGTTCGACAAGACGTCGGCCTTCAACCTGCGGGTCACACCTCGGGGCCGGGACGCCATGACGTACCCGTACACCGGCCTGGAGATCGGGGACCAAGAGATCGCCCTGGGGGAGCTGGCGCTTCGGACATCCAAGTTCCGGGTGCCCGTCATGGCCCAGAACATCGAAGCCAAAGTCGAGATCACCAGCTCCAGCCCCCTGCCCTGTCGCATCCAGTCGGCAGAATGGGAGGGTTGGTACCACACCCGCTCCGCACGCCTGTGAACACGCCGTACACCAGGCCCACCCGGGTCTCTGACATTCCGTACGTGGCGGAGTTCATGCGGGAGGAGGACGTGGCTGAGGTCCGGGCCCAGTCCGGCCAGACGCCACAGCTGTCCCTGCTGCACAGCTTCTTTAAGGGGGACCCGTGCATGACGATGATCGGGCGGGACGGTCGGCCCATGGGCATGTGGGGCGTGGTGCCGGAACGGACCGACGTCGGGTGCATCTGGATGCTGTGTACCGATGACCTGGCCCTGGACCGGCTGAACGCCATGCGGTTCCTACGGGAAGCCAGGGTCCATCTGGACGCGATACAGGCTCGGTACAGGGTCCTGTGCAACCTTGCGGATGCTCGTAATGTGGTGCATATCAGGTGGTTGCGCTGGATGGGGTTCACCTTCATCAAGTCGCACCCACAGTTCGGGACAGAGGGTCGGCTGTTCCTTGAGTTCGTGAGGATCTAACGCCATGTGCGATCCCGTTGCTATCACTCTTGGTGTTCTGTCGGCTGGCCTAGGCATCGGTCAGTCAGTCGCTGGCGCCCAGGCGGCCCAGGACCAGGTCAACTTTGCGAACGCCCAGGCCCAGCAGGGCTTTGCGTACCAGCAGATGCAGGCCAGTTCCGCCCGGAACTTTGAGCAAATGAAGGCGAATCAACAAGAAGAGATGATGCGCATAAACCGTATGCTTGCCGACAATTCTTATTCCGATGAAATCTCCCAGCTCAACCTTAGGCTCCAACAAGAACAGGCTGCATCCAGTCAGGAACAACAGAAAGGCGCGATTACTGGGCTTAAAGCGCGTGGGGAAATTGCGGCTTCTGGACGCCTTGGCAACACTGTGGACAATCTGGTGGCAGATGTCTACCGCCAGCAAGCGCAGTTCGACTTCGCCACCAGCCAGAACCTTGCGTTCACAGGTGACCAGATCCAACAACAGAAACGTGGGGTAGCGGCCCAGCGTGGGTCCAGGATCGCCAGCCAACAGGCGTACATCAAGCAGCCGGTACTGGACCCCATGGAGCCCATGTACCAGAAGTCGCCCAGCATGCTGCCGTTCATCTTGCAGGGGGCTGGAGCCGTCGTCAGTGGCGTCAGCACGGGTCTCAGCACGAGCGCGTCCCTCAGCAAGATCAAGGCAGGCCAACCACCCGGCGTACCACCGATCGCCGGAACCGCTGGTGGCGCCGCGTACAAGATGCCGGCCTTGTACACGCCGACAACTCAGCTGCCAAACATCAAGTATTGACCCATGGCACGTATCTCCACCGGCCAGTCCTACGGCGACACCAACCGCGCCACAGCAGCGCAACTTCTGGGCGGCATCCCGACTGATGCGACGTCAGGTGCCATTGCCCAAGGCGCCATTAATGAACCGGCCCTGCGGCCACAGGCGGCACCGGTGTCCACGTACCAGCAGGTGGGGGCTCCGACGATCGGTGGTCCCGTCAAGTTCTTTGCACCACCAGACCTGCCGGCCCCAAGCCAAGACATGGCTCGGATCGCCGCGGCCCTCGGAAGCTTTAGCCCGATCTTGGCCAACCTGGGCGAAGGCTATGTCCAGAGAAAGAAGGACGAAGATGCCCGGGCCCAGATGGCTGGGCAAGGGGCAGCACAGCGACTGCAGCTCACGGCCCCCGGCCAGGACTTCATCACCGCCCGGGACAACTTTTGGCGTCAGGCCCAGGCTGGCGACGCTGGCGCCCTGGCTGCGTACCAGCAGCTCCAGGCCTTGAGCCCCCTGCAGCAGGCCTACGCCCAGCGGTACGCCGGCCAAGCGGTGCTACGGGAAGACATCGGCACATCGCTTGATCGTTTCAAGTCAATCCCCGACATCGGCGGGACACCGATTGACCAAATCCCCCCAGGGGACCCCAGGCTTTCTGCTGCCAAAGCCGCCCTGTACCGAATCCCGCCTAACGACCCGGCTGGGTTTGCGGAGCTGATGCCGCTGATCGCCGTTAAGAACGGGGAGATCGACCGGGCCCATATCGCCATGTACGGGGCCCGGAGCGCCCGAGTGGCCGGTGCTGCAACACAAGCAGACACCGTGTCCCTGTTCTCAGGTAGCCCCGTTGCTGGCGACGTCGCTGCTGGCATTACTCGTCGGCTCAACGCAGCCCGCCAGCAGCTGGGGGTCGAGCAGTACCAAGAACAGTTGCAGGCATTGCCCGACATGTTAGTCACGGCCGCCCTTGCTAACAGCATTGGCCCAGACGGGAAGCCAGACTCCCGCAGGTTTCAGGCTTTGGCCGGTGTTGCTCAGCAAGTCCTGGGCCGTATCCGCATTGGGCCTAACGGGCAAGAGTCGCTGCTCAGCGCCTACGGGGTCAAAGGTGGCGCTGCCATGCAGTTGGACCTGCAACTGAAGTTGCTGGCCAAAAACAAAGAATTGGCCGGGGCCGTCGATGCGTTTGCGGGATCGGTCGGTGAAGACCAGGGTCACGCGATCGTCGCAGTCACCAAGGTCAGCGATGCGAACCTGACCCCAGCCGAGCG